ATTTAAATCATATCCACTTGCACCTGTACCATCGAGTTTATCTCCGTTCCAAGCTGACTGTGCAATTGGATCATCAACACTTGATCCTGATGTATAACTTCTTCTTACAATTTGATAACCTGTTCCTGTATCTTCAAAAAAGATTCCATTGTTTGCATCAAAACTTCCAACACGTTGTTCTAGTCCAGATTCTTGTGCATTCATGACAAATGTATTAAATATAAATAATGACTTACCTGGTTGGTATGACATCACTCGCTTTGATTGTCGGATTACTTTATCTCCAGAAGCTGTTGTACAATTCAGGTTTACCGTTGACTTGTTGGCTGTGTAAGTTACAGTCGCTGATCCAGTTGTTGATTCATCAAACAAATTGTTTTTAGACATTACATTTGAACTATCAAAAATAGTAAATGGATTAGATACTCTTAATCTTCCAAATGCATCATAAGCATTAGATCCATCACCACCACCAATAACTGTAGGTTCAACGTTGACATTATTACAACTCATTAGCAACCAAACCTCATATTAAACCAAGTAAATCTTTCTGTTTCTTTTTTTAAATCATCTTGAAATGAAAAATTTAATTCATTTTTAATTGTATCTACTGCTTGTAAAATCTGTCTTTGATTTTCAACATCATATTCTTGTTTTGGTTCTGGTATGTATGTACTTATTTTAGCCATTATCTTCTTCCATCTGGTTTAATATCAACACGTAAAGTACCATAACGCCAAGTTTCACCTGTAGCATCATTTTCAATTTTAATAGAAAGTAATCTTCCTCTTGCTCTAGTATCTATTTTATCAGTAGATGAGGTTATTGTAAATGGTCCAAGAGGTGAACTAGTAGCTGTCTGACTTGGATAATTATTTAAAAGTAATGTAACTTTTGAATTACCTGTTAACACTTTAAAATCAGGAATAAATCTACTCATAGAGATTAAAAACTCTCCATCGCCTCTAAGATCTGCTATATTGTTAGCATTAGTAATATCATAATCACCCGATTGTATAAAGGCATCAATAGATGTTGTACCACTACTATTAACTTGATCTGTTCCCTTTTCATGTTCGTAATAAGTAGAAGCACCATATTTAGCTGTAATACCTTGAATAGGAAAATTAGGAACTGCTGTTCTATTATATTGTGTTGCATAAGGTAGATCAAAGACACCTTGATCTAAATAAGAACTTCTTGCTAAAGAAGATGTGGTCCAACAATTTTCTGCATAATTATAAGTTACGCATCTGTCAATTTGTTCTGATGTTGAAGAAGGATAAAACCAATTAATTTCATTATATAAAGTATTGTGTTCACAATATACCAATTGACTAGAGTTATAATTTATTCCTAAATTATCTCCCGTTGTAGTAAAAATAAAATCTTCTACAGAACAAGGCATTGCTTTAACAGTTCCGTCATACATGAAAAAACCACCTTCACCTGACATCCAGAAAACAATACCATTTGAATAGCTTAAAGCATTTTGACCAATTAACCCACAATTAGTTCCTACTTGTCTAACAGAAAATGTAAAAGGTGGTCCCACAAATTGAATAACATAGGCTGAACTATCAGTTAATACTAAAGTATAATCTTTACCCGATACCGCTCCAACAATTTCATTACCTTTATCTAATCTAAATGTACCTGCAGTATTAGTTGCAGTAGGTTGATAAGTATTAAAATCTTCTTGATTAGAAAATCTTATAAACATTGGATCTTGAGTTGTTGGACTGCCAATAGTTGTTTCAGTTCCAAAATGAAATACATGTCTGTCTCTATCAGAAACTTGAGTCAAAAGTGTTTTAGTAGGAGCTCCTGACATGATTGTTGCTCTATTTGCTCTAGGTGAAGCTGCGCCCGCATTCCAAGTATATGTTTCTCCATTATGAATAGTTGCAATTAATATTTGACCAAAATTATCAAGACTCCAAAGACCTGGATCTAGAATCACGTTGCTAGTTGCACTACCTGTTCCCCATGTATCCGAACCCCAAGTATCTGTACCCCAACCAAAACCTGCAGTTTGAAAAGTTGGACCCACAACTACATATGGATCAATCTGTGCTGAACCAGTGCCGGATGTAGTTCCAGCTGAAGTAGAAGGCATAATAATTTCAAATGTATTTGTAGTTTTGTTTCTTACTTCAAATGTATTATTTTCAAAATCAGATGTTGCATAACCTGAACCTGTTGGCACAGTGACAGAAGAAAAAGTTACATATCTTCCATCTAACAAACCATGACTGGTTTTGTTAACAGTCACTGTTGCAGAACCTGTTGATGCATCAAAAGTTGCACCTGTAATTACATCATTATCTAAAGGTGTTATGTCATAAAATTCACCAGCAAAATATAAAAACAAACCTTGAGATGTTCCAATGGCTACATATTTTTCACCTGCAATACTTGTAAAAGCATGTTGAGCACGTGCTACTCCAGGCAATGTTTTATTAGTATCAGTAAGTTGTGACCATCCACCTATCTTCTCAGGAAGTCCATATCTGAATCTAACAAAATCACCATCAATCCATTGAGATTCGGCTCCAGAAGCCGTGGTCATTTTATTAAAACCTGATTTAAAATTAAGTTTTTGCAGCATTCAATTTCCTTATTTTTGTAGCAGAAATAGCTTGTATTTTAGCAGGTAATACTATTTCTTCAACCTTATATCCTACGTCTCTACCATAGCATATATTGGTTATATTTGGAACTTGAATTATTTCAAATTTTCCCCTGTATTCTTTTAGATGGGATTTGATTCTTTCTTTCACTCTTTCAACATCATAAGGATTATTTTCGTCTATAGGCATAGATCTTATCATAATAATAACTTGCCCTGTTTTCTCTAAAGCTTTTTTAAATAGTTCTTGATGACCTTGATGCCAAGGTTGCCATCTTCCTAATAACATCGCTGTTGGTTTATCCCAATTTATCATTTAATAATCCTTTCTATTTGTTTTATTGGTACCAATCCTCCAAAAGAAAATATAAATCTTTCTCCTTTTTGTATAGGAGTAGAACTATGATTTTCTAAACTAGATAAAATTAACCATAAGTCGTTTTCTTCTAAATTAATTTCTTCTCCATCTATTACTGAGTTTCCTCCAATCGGAGGTTTTTTTAATAACACATTGCATCTAGTATGAACAAAACCGTTTGGTGATCCATCTTTATGAATATGCGTTGCAGCTCCATCTTTAAAATGATGGCCTAAATAGTTTTTGAATATAGGCTCAATACAACTTGGAATTAAACCAAATTCCTTAAAAGCTTTTTTCCATAATTTTGTTTCAACTTCTTGAATAGCAAACCTTCTTCCAAAAGTGGCTGGATTTTTAATAAAATTTTCGTTGTTAATTTTAATTTTATTAACGTGCTTCCATTTTTTTACAACTCTATTTATTTTTAATTTCATAAGTAATTTTTTTTATTATATTATCATAGTTATAGTCTTTAATTTCATAATCAACTTTATCGGGTTTTTCAAAAATTTTATTAGTATTTTCGTATCTACCTGACTCAATTGTATTCATCCAAACTGTAATATCATAATCTTTTCTATATAAATTATAAGGACAAATAAAATCTACAACACAAGTTTTGTTGGCAATAGTACATAGGTCTAACATTCTTGTTACTTGACGAATTCTACCAGTAGAAGAAAAATCCCAATCTTTAAACATTCCTCTTATTTCATCTGCATTAAAATGAGGTATATCTGTATCTGCAGTTAATTGTTTTGCAAATGTTGTTTTGCCAGATCCTGGTAAACCAAATATTAAAATTTTCATAAAATATCTAAGTTTGAATATTTTTTTATAACTTTATTAGGTAATATTTTTTTAATATCATATTCATTGTATGAAACTTTATCTGTTCTGATTTCATGTAATTTACCTTTTAACACACTATCGTTATAAAATATATCATTAACTGAAAATTGTTTAAGTTTTTTTATGTTTGTTTTTTTATAAGTTACATTTAAAAATTTATATATTTTTTTTATTTCTACTATTGGGTTTTTACATAAGTTTTTATAATGTATAACAATATAGTCTTCTTTATTTTCAATTAAATTTTTTATTGAAAATAAATATTTACCTACAACTCCATTTTCTTCATCCATTAATTCACTACAATGTTTTTCTATATTTTGTGGTTTTTCTATTTTTACAAAAGAAGCTAGCACTTCTACCACAGGTCTATATAAAATAATAAATTTTGGTTTTTTAATTATTTGTTTTAATATAAATAAATTGACTGGCGTTCCCCACGGACCTCTATCTATCACATGGTTACATTTCCAATCTTTGTAATAGTTGTTAAAAACATTATTTAAAACATTATTAAATGATTGATGATCAGGAAAATTTTCAAAAATTAAATTTTCTTTTAAAATAAACAATTGATATAAGACATCACACAGAATAGTATTAGGGGTTACTTTAATTTTATTATTTTGATTAATTAAAGATCCTAATAAAGTATTTCCAGCTCTTGGAAGACCCGATAAAAAAAATATATTTTTTACAAACAAGGAATTATTTTCTTTTAAAGTCACTAGGTAAGCCTAAATGTATTCTTTTATCGTAAATATTTTCTTTAGCATTTGGAGTTTTTACATCATTGTAGTGAAGAAAAACTTGAAAACAATGTTCTCCAGCAAAAGGTTCTCTCCAATGTTCAAGTTTATTACCTTGATAAACTAACATATCACCTGGTTTTAAATCAACTTTTACACCTTTCATACCTTCTTTTCCAGATGGCTCTAGATAAATAGGCCAATTATCACCTCCAAGATTAAGTGTAGTAGATATTTCACAACTAAATCTATCTTTATGTCTATGTAATATATCACCTCTTTTATATATTCTTGCATAGGCATAGTTTGGATATAATTCTAAACCAGTATAAGTTTCCATTGGTTTGTGTAATTTAGATAATAGAACTTCCATAGCCACATCTCCATATATAGAAAAAGTTTCTGGGACTTGTTCATCATCCCATCTACCATGCATAACTTCAAAGGGAGATAAGTATTTATTTGCAAATAAAGTAAAGGAAACTTGTCTTTTAAGACTTAGATAATTAGCACAAAAACCAGCTACATCTTTACTAATTGCTTTTTTTATTATTAAATATTTTTTCTTTTTAAATTCTTTATTCATATTAAAATTTATCTATCATTTTTAAAAATTGTTTGTGATCCATTTTAGTAATATCAGATTTCCAAAATTTGTAGTTTTCTGCAATAGTCTTTGCAACATTTACCTGTTCTTGCCTGTTTAAACAATTTTCAAATTCTTTCTTTATTTTATTTATATCAAATAAACCTAATTCTTTCAATAGAAGCGTAAAATTAGAAACATTAAAAAGTAAATAACCCCCTGGAAAATCTTCTTGTATAGGTATTCTGTTTTTCCATTTTTTTAAATTAATGGACAAAGTCTCAGGAATGGTAATTCTATTCTTTAATTCTTTCCAAAATTTACTAGTTTTTTTATCTACTAAATAATGTAAAACAACAAAGTCTCTTATATTCTCCATAATTTTTTCATATTTGTTATTATAAAAATCTATGTCTTCTTGGTTACAATGTGTCATATAATGCATTGCTAAAAACACTTGAGTAACTGTAGATCCAATAGAAGAAGACTCAATAGGTTCTACAAAACTTGCACTTAATCCAACAGCTAAACAATTTCCTATCCAGGGTTTATCTAAAGAACCTGGATCAAATTTAATATTTCTATTTACTTTTATTTTTATTCCTAATACTTTTTCACATTCTTTCTTAGCTTCTTCTGCATTGATATAAGTATTATCAAATACATATCCATTACCCCATCTTCCTTGAGTAGGTATTCTCCACATCCAGCCATTATCCATAGCTGTTGAAATGGTGCATGGTGGATATTTTTTAGTATCCCCTGTTTCAAAAGCAATTGCTTCATTTAATTTTAAACAATCACTGTAAGAATTCCATTTTGCACCTAATGCTGAAATTAAAACTTTTTTATACCCTGTAGCATCAATAAAAAAATCAGATCTATATATTTTATTTTTACCTTTGATAGAAGTAATCTTATCTTTTTTGACATTTACTTTTTTTATTTCATCTTCAATAAATGTAATTTTTCTTTGTTTACAAATCTTAGTTAAATATTTATTCATCTTAATAGAGTTAAACTGTATCTGTCTTGGTAAAGATTCTCTGCTTATACAAAAATCAAAAGTTTGAGATGCTGTGTATTGTACGGGTAAGAAATTATGTAAAACAATGTATCCCCATCCAGCTTGATATTGACCCCATTTACAATTTTTTATTAAATCTATAGTGTTATGAAAAAATTTATGTTTAGTCCAATTTTCGAAAACTAAACCATATTTAAAAGTTGCATCAGTTTCTTTGATCATTTCTTTTACATTTAAATTTACAAAATTTATAAATTCTCCCCAATGTTCATTGGTGGATTCACCCACTCCTATGATGCCTATATTTTTAGAAGAGATTATTTTAATTTTTAAATTTGGAAATTTAGTATTTAAAATTAGTGCGGCAACTAAAGCAGCATTTCCAGATCCTACGATAGTTAAATTTTTCATTTATACATTTCTCCACATGTCCAAATTACCAAAGAATATCGTGTTCCTTTTGTAACTGGAGCTACTTTATGCCATACAAAAGAAGGAAATACAACAATAGTTCCTTTATTTCTAGCATCTTTACATTCTATAAGACTTGTAACATTTTTATCTCTGTTTCTTGTATCAAAAAATAAATTGCCCCCTTCGTATTCATTGCCATCTGTTAATTGACACGTAACCGATAACTTTCTTATTTTATTATTTAAATTAGGATTATCTTTATCTTGATAAGGATTTGGCCATGCATCTTGATGCCAATCATAATGTTGATTTAATTTATATTTAGTAAATTGAATATCCTCTGGTGTACTTATTTCAAAATTCCAACCTGCATTTTTATTGGCTGTATGAACATAGGGCATTATTTCTCTATATATCCACCAATCAGTTAACCAACTTACACTAGAATTTCTTTGTTTAAGTAAATTTTTCTTTTTCTTTTTTGAGGATAAAGCTTCTTCAACTTTTACTCCTCCAGTTCCGGCTAAATCTTCTCTACATGAATTTCCAAATTCTATAACTTTATCGCAAAAACTAGGTGTAAGTGCTCTATCAAAATACCAAAAATAATTATTTAAATTCATACAATATAATTACAATTTATTACAATTCTTATATTTTGATCTGTACAAGAACTACCGCTATGCGGTGTGTTAGTAGGGAAAAAACAAACTTTATTTTCTTCACTATAAATTTTTTTATTATTTTTAAACTTTGTGTATCCATTACAAGTATTAATATAAAATATAGCTGTTTTTAATTTTTTATTTTTATTTAAAAAATCTACATGAAACCCGTGTTCAATTATATTATTTGTTTTAGTAAGTAGATTAGCTTTAATTCTATAAATTTCTTTCATTTTAAGTTTAGTGATTAAATTACTTAATAACTTTAAATTAGGTCTAGGTTGACCATCATCACAAAAAATATGAGTAAATTGAAAATGACCATCTTCTTCTGTATTTACATAAGGATTGTAATACCAATCAAAGCTGGGTCCCATCATTAAATTTTTTAAATCTGTAAATTCTTTTTTTTCTAAGAAATTCTTAATTATCTTCATATTTCTTTTTCAAGGAAATATCATGTGCAATTAAAAATTACAAGTGTTTCTAAGACCAACTACTAGTGTTTGGATTCCACGCATGTTCATTTAACAAATGATCTATACCAATCCATGATATTGTATCTTCTTTCCAATAAATAGAATATAAATAAGTTTGTCCATCAGTTGTATATTCTTTTACTGAAGGATATGCTACAGGTGGTTCATATTGACAATTATCTTCGTTAAAAATCCAGCTATTAAAATTCTTAACACCAATAAAAATATTTTTTTCAGCGTCATACTGCATTCCAATTCCTGCATAATTACCTCTGAATGCTTTTGATTGGTCTGCTGATAACTCACCTGTTTCTGAATTGTAATGTTTATTACCTCTTGTATTATAAGAAGTTCTAATCCAAGTTCCAGGCATGTTTAAAGTATTGTTTATAAATTCTTGTCCTTTAGCATCGGACTCGACACCATTAACCATACAGTCATTATCACTAATGACTTGTACATCTACAACAATATTATTTTCATCTAGTTTTACAAAATGTGCCATATTATGCTTGATACTTGTAACTTATAATTACAGTACCACCTCCTCCTGAGCCTCCGCTTGATCGATAGGGACCGCCACCGCCTCCACCGCCTAGTCCTGCAGTTCCATTAGTTCCAGCAGGGCCTCCGCCTCCAGTTCCTCCAGCGTAACCTGGACCTGATCTAACTCCACCGCCTCCGCCACCTGCGTAAGCTAAACCTGTAACTGGATAAGTTAAACCTGCTCCTCCAATACCATTTGGTTGTGCTCCTCCAGCAGCGTTTTTACCGCCACCTCCAGCGCTTCCATTTGGATTCTGTGGAGGTCCACCTCCAGGATTTCCTTGTCCTGGTACACCTGTTCCTGCTGAAGATCCTCCTGCGGTGTGCGCTGATCCTCCTCCTGATCCTCCAGGAATTGCATCACCTGGTCCTCCAAAGTTAGAAGAAGCTCCTCCACCGCCACCACCTGTGCTTGGTGTACTAAATACATTACTTGTTCCTCCAGCTCCTCCTTTATTTGTGTAGCCAGCGCCACCAGATCCTCCACCGCCAACAGCAAGTGGATATCCTTGAACAGCAGCTGTAGTAGTTGTAGTTCTATATCCTCCAGCGCCTCCACCGCCACCGATGTCTCCGCCACCGCCAGCTCCACCAGCAACAATTAATGCGCTTAATGTATTAGGAGCAACAGGAGTTCCTGTTGCTGTTTGAGTTACTGTAAAGGTACTTCCTGATGTGAACGTATGAATTTTAATATTTCCTGAAGTTGTAATAGATCCTCCAGTAGCTGTAATAAAAGCTATATCTTCTGCTCCTCTAAACTGACCTACTGAAATTTGACCACTAGATGGTATAGGACCATTTGGAGCAGGAGCAGATGCAGGAACATTCGCTCCTCCAGAATAATATTCCGAAAGTGATATTGGATTAGATCCGCCGAATTCTGTTTGGATATCAGAGAAATCTACGTTTGTAGTAGGTATTGTCATTATTTTTTATCCTCAAAATTTTTTACTTTATCTGATAATACTTTAACTGCTTCTATTAATAAACAAGTAAGTCTATCATATTTTACAGCTTTTACACCATCTTTTCTTTGAGCAACAGCTTCAGGTAAAACTTTTTCTACTTCTTGAGCTATTACTCCAACATCTTTTTTTCTAACAAAGTAGCCATCTTCTCCACCTTGTTTTTTAATCCACTCATCTTTCCAATTAAATAACACACCATTTAATTTTTTAACCGCTTCTAATGGATCAGGAATATTTACGATATCTTCCTTTAATGCAACATCAGAAGAATAAAATGCAGTTATATCGTCAGTGGCTCTTATTTGACCTGTTGTTCCTGAAGCTGCAGTTCCTACTCCTAAAGAATCAGTTCTTCCACTACCCGACGCTGTAATATTCCCTGTAACATCAATATTACCTGTGCCATCAATATCATTTGAATTTAAACTTAAATTTCCTCCTAATTGAGGTGTAGTATCTTCAGAAACTTCTGTAATAGCGTTTTTAACAAAACCTGAGTTAATAACATCTGTTCCATCTGAATAAATTAATTTAGTTGTTTTATCTGTAGTACCCCAAGTAACTCCTGTTCCAGAAGAAGTTTTAAAAGTAACGGTAAAAGCACCACTAGTTGCATTTTCAACTAAATAAGTTTTTTCAATTCCATCTGGAATAGTCACATTTACATTTGTAGTTATTACCCCTGATAATTTTATAACTTGATCTTTACCATTGGATAAACTTCCATTTGAAAAAGTTAATGTAGCACCTGTTGTAGCATTTAAAGCTACTCCAGTATAACCACCAATTGCTTGTTCTAATATAAGTAAATTAGTATTAGTAATTTGGCCCCAGGTTCCTGAATTTTCCCCTGTTGCTTGAACAGTTAATTTTAAATTTGCTGATGTGCTATTAGCCATGTTTTAAATTCCTTAAATTTTATTACAATATTTCATTTATGCAGCAGTGTCAACTTCTGTCCACGTTGTTGTTGTTCCTGTATCTACAACTGTCCAAATATTTTCTGTAACATTTCCTAAAGACATTGTTAAAGAAAGTCCAGTAATTTCAGCACTAGCATCAGTGGCTGTTGCCTGACCTTGTTGCATGGTCATTTCTTGACCAGTTACATCAACTTGTTGATTTAAGTCTATAACTACACTTCCTTGTGTTGTTGTCAAAGCTTGCCCTGTTAAAGAAACATTTGCATCTCCAATAACTGTTGGAGCATTTTCTTGCATAGTCATTTCTTGACCTGTAGGACTAGCTATTGTATTGGCATCTAAAACAGCCGTACCTTCAGCAATGGTTAAAGCTTCACCAGTAACTGAAGTATTAGCATCTGCTGTAACAGTAGCTGTACCACTTGTTATAGTCATACCTTGACCTGTTACTGGAACTTCAACTAAAGCAAATCCATCTGCTTGACCAACAGCAGAAGTCATAGCTTGCCCTGTTAAAGAAACATTTGCATCTCCAATAACTGCAGGTGTATTTTCCTGCATAGTTAATTCTATTCCTGTAGGAATAATATCTGCAGTACCTGTTACAATAACGTTATCTGGAGTAAATGTACTTGGACTTTGAGTAGCAAAAGGAGCTTCACCAAAAGCTGTTAAAGTATCTTGTTCAAAGATTTGATTGACTACAGTTAAAGTCTGTCCAGTTACAGGAACATTAACACCTAGTTCTCCCGTAATAGTAACTGATCCTGTTGCACCAGTAATTTGTAAACCTGATACTGCAACCGTATTATCTGAAGGTTCAGCTGAGAAAGGTGTTTCTGAATATGCATTAATAGCAAAAGCCATAAATTAGGCTCCTGTTTTTAGTGCTTCTATTTCTTTTTTAAGTTCTTTGATAGATTCAATTAATACAGCACAAAGTCTTTCGTATCTAACTGCTTTAGATCCGTCTTCTCTTGTTGCTACAAGTTCAGGTAACACTGCTTCTACATCTTGTGCAATTACTCCAACTTCTTTTTCATCTACTAAATGTTTATTTTTTTCTAAAGCTTCTTTAGTCCAGTTATAGTAAACACCATTTAATTGAGAAACTTTATCTAAA